GAGGTAGTAGTATCAGATGTACAGAAGAAAGAGTTTGTAATGCTCGTTAAGAGGTACTTCCCTGATCTTCGTAAGACTATTAACGAGTTGCAGAAGAGTGTAATTAACTCCGAGCTGCATATTACAAATAGTACTGCAGATGAAGCTCTACTTAAGTCGATCTTCGAAAAGATAGCTACCGGTAAGTCATTAGAACTAAGAAAGCACTTAATTGAGAGTGAAGATAGGTTTCAAGGCGATTATGATACCCTTATGGCTAACTTTCTCGATCATCTATACGAACAACCTATTGATGACATGAAAAAGAAAGAGATGATCACTATATTAGCTGATCATCTCTATAAAAGCGCGTTAGTACTGGATAAGGAAATTAACGCATTTGCTTGTTGGGTTAATCTAGAGAGAGTATTGTCTTAAGTAAGCCTCACACTGCTCATTAAAACGCGTACCTGTTGATTTCTGTGTTGTTGCTGCTTGCTTTATAGTCCGTGCACCTTTAACAGCTAGCTTTCTAACAGGCTTAGCCTTAAAGATCTTAATTACATCGGCAAACGGAACCATAGAAACAGCGCTTATACCAGCGTTAATAAGATGCTTCTTCTTACTATCCTTTTCGTCAGCCGCTGCAGCTCTTAAAAGAGATATAACAGCGTTTGCACCATCTGCAGCTGTACCTATAGTAGGTTCAATACCTGCGACATCTAAAGCTGCTTGTACTTTATCTAACATACTAATTATCCTTTCAAACCGCTCAGGTAATCCTTCGTGTATGCATTAACTTCCATTGATGGGGTTACTGCATCCGAAGGAATTTCTGTGTTCTGTGTAGGAAGCTTTCTTTCTGTCTGACTAAGCTTTCCGTCACCCTTATCTGTCTTGTTAGAAAGGTTTTCTTCGTCCTCGGCTAGTTCTTCTGGCTTAATATTAACCTTATTCTTACGATACAAGCTATCAGGGATAGGGTCTTGATTTGGGTAAGGAGACTCACCAGGTTGACCTAAACAACAAGGAATAGAGCAACGATGTGTAATTCTACCGCCTGTATTATCAAGTGCAATATTGAGAACTGGTGCTAATGAACCACCATCACTGTTAGCAGGGTATCGTTGTGGTGACACATCTTTAATACCTACAACACGAATATGTAGACCAGACTCAATCATCTCGTCAAGCATATCCTTAACGTTTTGACCTAGTTCTTTGTATTCATCATGACTCTTAAAATTGTCATCAAACTCGAAAATGTCACCTACTAAAAAACCACCGCGTTCGAACCTTTTCATATAGGATTCGAGTAGTGGAATAAATTTCTTTTGCTTAGCCATAACATTATTTATGCCGCTTTGTTAACATTTACAGCGAAAGTTATGAAATTAAATAATTTGCTTTCAAAGGTGTTGTATTGATTAAATATACTTGTGATTGAGTTAGATATACTAGAACAGTCTAAAGCGGAGCAGAGATCTCTAGAGAGAGGATATCTATATAAGGATATTAAACTAGATCTTGAATTCTCTAGATATGTAAGGGATGAGTTATATTCAATAGCTGAACCAAAGGATTTGGCTGAGTTACAAGACGCTCAGTCAGTCTTTAATGCTGTTCAGAATATTATGACAACAGCCCCGGGAGAGAAGTTACTAAATCCAACGTTTGGGCTAGACTTGAGGGGTTACTTGTTTGAGCCAATTAACACTACAACGTCGTTTTTTATTGCCTCTCAAGTATACAATAATCTAGGTGTACAGGAGCCACGTATAGAATTAGAGGGTGTCTCAGTTACTGGTGAGCCTGATGAGGCAGAGTATTATATTGACATCCTGTTTTCAGTACCATCACTAGATATATACAACCTTAACCTAAAGGCGACTTTGAACCGCGACGGATACGTAACGATTTAAGCTATTAATAGTGATCTACATACATAAATATACATAATACATCGATGAACATAGATAACTTTACAGATTTTAAATTACCAAAAGATGCTTACTTAAGTTTCGATGCAAATTCTCTTAAGGAGCTGATTATTGAAAGATTAAATGAGAATGAAGCATTTACTGATCAGAACTTTGAGGGATCCAACTTTAGCGCTTTTATTGATGTTGTAGCATACATGTATCATGTTTTACTATTCTACCTAAACACAACATCAAACGAGAGTACATTTACAACAGCTACTATATATGAAAATATGAGTAAGCTTGTGTCAAACATCGGTTACAAACCTCTCGGTGATCAGACATCAATATTAGACGTGAGCTTACAGGCTCAGAACTTGGATTCAGGGGTGTATGTTCTGCCGAAGTTCTCATTTGTTAATCTTGGAGCGGCTGGTTATTATACCCTCGAAGATATTACCTTTGAAAAGGTTGAATCTACTGTTCTAGAGGACTTAGAGGTTAACTACAGTATACTGCATCAAGGATCGCTTAAAGAGGCGTTGTTTACAGCTGCCGGTGAGGGTTACGAGACTATTACACTAATTGATAGCTATACATCACCACAGGTAAAGAAGACAGCAAAGAATATCTCTGATGAACAATTTATAGCTGATAACACCTTTAATGTTTATGTTAAATCCAATGTTACAGGTAACTGGGCACAATGGACAGAAACAGCATCACTGTTTTTAGAAGCACCAAGTAATACTTGTTATGAAAAGAGACTAAATCATGATGGTAATTATGAATTTAAGTTCGGTGATAATAACAACGGCTTTGCGTTAAGAGAAGGTGATACTGTTGCTGTATTTTATATAGTGTCAGACAACGAATCAGGGCTAGTTGGTAATGGATCAACTAACGGATCAAACTTCAATCTGTTTAATACGGCAGTGTTTACTGAGATAAAGGAACAACTGTATGTTGATGTTAATACAATTGTACCGGCAACACTACCAACTATTACGGTAAACAATGAATATGCTTCAACACCTATTAAGTTAGCTGAGTCAGTTGAAGATATAAGAAATAACGTATCAAAGATATTTGCTTCACAGGATAGGTTAGTTAGCAAGACCGACTATGAGGCACATGTAGATAGAAACTTCGGAACTATAACAAGACCTGTTAAAGTTTTATCCAACGAAGATTACACATCGCAGGTGTTATTTTACTTTAACAACATTGGTGTGAAACGTGGTATAGACGATGCACGTACGTTACTGTCACAGGTTAATTTTTCAACGTCAACAAACTTTAACAATATTTATATATACACTGTACGTACTAATCAACCGGTTATTGATGAGCGTATTCCTCACTACCTAAACGAAGGTCAGAAAAAGCTAATTGCTGAATACTGTAAGAAAAAGAAAGATATAACACATAACGTAGTTATATCTGATCCAATCTTTAAAGCGTTTAGTTTCGGTGTTGGTGAGGTTACCGAGAGCAATACTATTGATAATATCGTCAATGACACAATGTTACGTGTTACTGTTGATAGGAATGTTTCGATTAGTGATGCTGCAATTCGTAGCGGTATTGCAAAGGTAATTAAAAATGAATTTACTTCAGCTGAGCTAGGCAGTATTGTTGATACATCACAGATTACAAAGGATATATTAAACATTGACGGTATAGTTGGTCTCGAGACTGTTAACGGTAATAATGTAACACCAAATTTAAGCTTCGTAGTATGGAACCCAAATTATAGATATATTGATAATGCAATTCTTGCAAGAGACTATCAATTAAAAGATTTTGAGTATGCATATTTCTACAAAGTATCAGATGTTGCAGATAAAGTTACCATACGTAGGGTCTAATATTAAATAATCGTATGGCCCAGGGTGATTCATCAAACGATACTGAATTTCAGTATACCTTTTACTACACAGTAGCAGGTGCTACTGGTCAAGAGACATTGAGCAGTTATGCAATGTCTATTTCACCACTATATTTTAAGCCTACTATTGGTGATGAGTGGTTGGATATTCTTTCTGATAAGCGAATTGTTTGGGATTTCGGTGATGGTACAAAAATGGAGGCCTTGACAGGTGTCCACGCGTATGAGAAGCCTGGTCAATATAGAGTTCGTAGTTATCTTTATGATAGGGACGGTAACGGTTACTATAATACGTTCTCTGTTACGATTGATGTGTTTGATTTTATTCAAGACCGAATACTACTTGATATAGATAAAAATACATGTGATATTAACCATTTAACTGGTGAAGTTAAAAATCCTATTAATGTTACACAATATAATTCATATAGATCGTTTGATAAAAATGGTAGACCACCTTCAGTTGTAACATATATTGATTCACAGAGTTTTACGAGGGATTACGACCTGTTTGGTAGCGGTTTAATAAACAAAACTTACGGGCATCTTATACCATCGTATACTATGCTACAAACAATTAATGATATAGAGAATGTACCGATAAGTGCTGTGCAGGTTGTTGAGTATGATAACATTTACGCATACGCCTCCGGTGGTCAATTATTTACATCACCAGTTGAAGTAGAGAACTCAACCTTTGCTGGTGTATCTAGCACAAACCAGGTTTACTTTAGAAGTGATATACCAGGTGTATACAATATGTCTTTTGGCTTTGAAGGAGGTTCTGTATTTGACTTTACAAATACAACAACATACGGTATTTCAGCGAAGATATGTGAGAATCTCGCGCATGAGAGTCTCAGTGTAACATCTAATGGTATTGACGGTGAGGGTATTGCGGTTGATACATTTAATATCGCTCCAGTCAAGTTTGCATGTACGAGTATACCGTTTGTAGTTAAGATAAAGGATGACGAGGGGTTTGCTCAGAAGAGTCTACCTGTTATGGAGCTGGAGCCGTTACCAGGAAGTGCCCACTTACCTCTAGAGGTAACATTAACTGATGGTACAACAACATATGATGCTACCTTTAGTTCAGACTTTAATAGTATCTCTGGTGATCTTGTACCAGGTTATTTTGCTGGATACTCTGGTGGATTCTTTAAGGGGTATTTAAGTGTAGATACAGATACTGTTATTAAGGATGTATATGTACGCGTTACTACAGTATACGATGGTGATACATTAGTTGGAACAAGTAGCAAGTTTACCATTTACCCAAAAGACCATTATGTTGTAGCAAAGCATGGCGAAGACATTGATTTTACAGATGTGTTTAAGGATGTTGCAATACAGCCGTTATTTACAGATAGTAGAATGCTCATTAATGAGTTTATAGGTAGTATATTCGGTAATATTGAGTCAGCGCAAGATTCAATAGGTAAAAGAACATACGAAAAGATACAAAACTTCACTGATAACAACTCGGTTATCGATTATGCAAACATTGATCAGTTGGCAGGTATATTAAAATCTGTAGACCTCCCGAGGATAAACAGATATTCAACACCACCTAAAGTTAAGAGACTTTTGGACTTACTATCAATAAGTCAGACAAGATTATTTGGTGATGTTAATCAGAATAGAGATGACTTTAACTCGTTTGGTTATAGTGATAATAGTAACTACGGTGCAGATAGGTGTGACCCCATACCAAAAGATGGTGTGTTATTTGCTGGGTTCGATATTGTTGCATTTGAGAAGTTTAGTGGTAAGTGGACTACACTAAACACCATGCTTCCGCTTTGTGCTAGTAGTGCACCGCCGTTGTTTAATATAAAGCTTGATCCAACATCAGATATTTCATCGTGTATCTCCACACTTTCATGTAGTAGTATACAGACAGAGTCACTATCCGCAATTAAAATAGAATCTGGCTACTTCTCAATATGTATTGAAGGAACACTAACATCAAATAACAGCTTATTATTTAGTACGAGTTACTATAACTTAAGTGATTACAATGCTAGCTGGGGTTGGCCGTTAACACTTGACGGTGACGGTACATTGTTTGATGTTTATGAGTTTTACTATAAGACAACTTACGAGAAAACAGATATTGAAGGCTCAGTTATTAATTTTAAGGATAAGAACACCACTATTGATAGTGATTATACGTATACTGAATGGTCGAAGGAGAATGGTGTTATGTCAAACATCTTTGCAAATGCTCTTTACGATGGTTTAGATTTATTTGAGTGTGAAGAACAATAACATAGTTAATAAATAATAATATGCCTGGCTCACTTCCCATACCTGACCCGATCAGCAACCCACTCGTTTGTACGACGTCAACCGCGCCTGCATCAGTTACAGTCAGTAAAACAGACATATCAACGGGACCGTACTCTGAGGGAGATACTATAACATATCAGGTCGCTGTTACTAATAACAGTACAACAGATCTATCAAACGCGACACTTTTTGAATCTTTAACACCGATAACTATAACTAGTGACCCATTAGGTTTACTAACTGGTGGTGTTTGCATTAACGCAGGATTTACTTCTCTTATTACCTATGATTACGTTGTTAAAGGTGCAGATTATACTGCTGGTGGTATTACAAACACCGCTACACTTACCTCACCAAGTATAAGTGAGCAGGCTTCATACTTTATTAATATTAATAATTCAGGTGTTATGAATATCGCTAAGAGTGTAACGTCAAATACAATCTATACCCTAGGTAGCACCATATCATATCGAGTAGATGTTTCAAACAGTGGTGGATCTAACGTAGACAATATTAAGGTTAGTGATATTCTTTCACCAATAACAGTTACAAGTGATTTATCCGGTATATTAGGTCAAGGTAGAACATTTACACCAGGTGCTGCGGCGACGGTTGAGTATAATTATATAGTGACAGCGTCTGATGTATTAAATGGTAATGTAAGTAACCAAGCGTCTATTACCGTACAAACTGGTGGTAATTTACCGTTTACGATTACTGACGAGACGGTGACACCGCTTGTCCCACCAGGTGAGTTTGCAGTCACCAAATCAACAGTAGGTACTGGACCATATGTGGTTGGTGATGAG